AGAAAAATAATAAGGCTCTTTTGTATTTTCTATTGCAATAGAAAACATATTATCAAATAATTTTTCTTTATCATTAAATTCAGTGCCAATAGATTCTGCTTCAATTGCATCTGGAGATGGTCTTCTTGAACTGTTGTAAAAATTAATTGGCATATTTATTTTATCTTTTAAATTCCAAAGTTCATGCCTCATATCATATCCATCTAATCCAGTTGGTGAAGTTATTAAAAAAGAAACACCAAATGTTTTTTCTTCAACAATATTTTTTGTCCAACAAGTTCCATACGGAAATAAAACAGATTTACATTTAGAATTTTCAAGCAGGTCAAGGTGTGCCGTTAATATCAAATCTAAATCTGTTCTTTCTTTTATATCTTCTATTGGAGGACAAAACACAGAAGGTTCTGTATTATTAACATAAACATTTAACATGTCTTCTTCAATTACAGATGGAGATATATCTCTTATATACACCGATACTTGTTTATTATATTCCCTGTCAACCGACTGAATAGGATTGTATGCGGGATTTACTATAATGTGAGGCTTATATTTTTCTTTCACTTAAATTTTCCTAACTCTTCATCAAAGAACTTGTCAACAACACCGCAAACATAGGTTGCCTGTTCTTCATTAATTACAGGACTTGTTCCAATAAAGAATGTATCAGTCATTACTTTTGTTGCTACAGGGAATTCCTTCTTAGCATCTATGTTTGGCATAATATCAGAATATGCGGGTTGTAATAATAAATTGCCTGCAAAGTAATTTCTTGTTTGAATCTTCTTACTTTCCAAATACATTGTAAAATCTTTTCTTTCAAAGGGTGCATTATCTCTTACTGTTGTTGGGAATGCAAACCAAGATGGGTCGGACTTTTCTCTAGGTCTTGGTAGATGGAAATATTCTTCATATTTAGAAAATGTTTCAAAATAAGTTTTATAGTTTCTTTTTCTCTTGTCTACAATCTCTTCAATTTTATCAATCTGAACAAGACCGATGGCCGCTTGAAGGTCTAATGGTTTTAAATTATATCCAATTTCCTCGTAAACAAATTTGTGGTCAAAGATTGTATCTGGCATACTTTCTACCCAAGGTGAAAATCTTTTCTTACACATACCACACGGAAGTGCATTTTGTTTTGGTCCGCAACAATAACACCCTCTTCCCCATTCTCGAAGTGACTTAACTACAATCTCTTCTTCTTTTGTAGAACACCCCACATACCCACCCTCTCCCAATGTAATGTGATGTGCAGGATAAAATGAACAAGAAGCAAAGTTTCCAAATGAACCTAAAAGTTTGCCATCATATGTAGAACCCAATGCATCACAAGTATCTTCTAAAAGTATTAAATCGTAATCTCTAACAATTTCCATCACTCTATCCATATTAGGAGGATTACCTAGAACATGTGCAAATGTAATTGCTCTTGCACCAGACTTGGCCGCTTCTTCTAATTGGTCTACATCTAAATTTAATGTTTCCAATTCGATATCTATGAACACAGGAGTAAATTGATTTTGTATAATAGGATTTACTGTTGTAGGAAATCCTGCCACTGGTGTGATTATTTTAGTTCCTTCTTTGAAATCATAAAGTCTTTTAGATTTTAGTGCAGATACCATTAATAGGTTTGCACTTGAACCACTATTAGTTAGAATACCATAGTCTTTATCAAACCACCTTTTAAATTTATTTTCAAATTGAATACCCTTTTCGCCTAATGCAAGCCATCCACCCAACAAACTGTCTATAGCGGCAACATATTCTCTTTCGTCAAAATAAGGACCTGCATAATGAACCCAATCTTCTCCGGGTGTCCATGTTTTACCTTTTATTCTTTCTTTGACTAATTTTAATATATCGGTTTCTTGAGATTCAAGTGTCGGATTAATCATATTTTCTGTTCCTTTGAATTGATGAATGTCCGTATATTATAGTACATATCATTGTCAAAATCAATAAAATTATCTACATTTTCTACTAATTGTTCCACTATGGTTTTTACATTACCTTTTGGAGAATATCCCAAAACAGTTTTTGCAGAAGACCAATCTACTTTATAATTTCTAATATCGTGGACATCTTTAATGTCGATATCAACTTTTCGTTTCATTAATTTGCTTATAGTTTCTGCCGTAATTTCTCCAATTTCACCAATAGTATAATTTTCAGATGCTATATTAAACACCCCAGATATTTCTAAACCCGATTCAATTGCTCTGATGTATGCGGATATACAATCATCTATTGCAAGTATAGGTCGCCAAATTGATGGATTGTTTACTGTTATAGTGCCTGTTTGTAGTGCTGATTTAAACATGGCATTTACAACCAAATCCAATCTCATTCTTGGACTATATCCAGACACCGTTCCTTTTCTGAGAGAGATAACAGAAAACGAATCATCTGCCATAGACATCACAGACCTCTCCCCTTGTAGTTTTGAAATTCCATAAGGATATTCTGCTGTGGTTGGTCCTGTTTCGTCATAAAATTCATCTACTGCATATCCATAAACAGAACAACTACTGGCGTATACCATTCTTTTTACTCCTGCTTGTTTTGCGATGTAAGCAAGATAAGCAGGTGCCGCGGAATTTGATATGAAATTTTCTCCAGGAGAATATTCTGCCATTGGGTCATTAGATAATCCCGCCACAAATACTACAGTATCAAACCCCTGTAAATCTTTTTCTTCGAGTTCAAATACATCTTTGTTATGTGTTGTAACATTTTTATCTAGATGATTTCCAAACCAAAACAAATCAACAACAGATACATCATATCCCCTATTCAAAAGGGCATGACTTAATTTTGTTCCCACATATCCGGCGCCACCAACAATCATTATTTTTTTCATTCTGTTTTCCTTTTTCCGTATGGAATCTTATTCCAAATTCTTTCATATAAGTAATAAACTACAAAACCAGTAATATTCATCATTATGGCATTTTTAATGTGAACATCAGATATCATAGACATCAATATAAGATAACTGTTTAATGTGGCAACAATTCTCCAAAATATAGATTTAATAACAGTTCTAGTTTTTGTTTCAGTTACCATTTAAATAATCTTTCGTTATATCCAAAATTGCATCTTTAATTGGAATCTTCTGTTCATACCCACAAGAAATTAATTTTGAATTATCCATTAGCATATCTTTTACTTGTACTGCTTTATGAAATTCTGGAGGGTTAATCATTTCTATATTGCTATCAGTTTTAAATATAGATTGAGAATGTTCTAATAATTCTCCTATACTGTGTGGGATAGAATTGCTGATATTAAAAATCTCATTTTCCTCTCCATTTCCTATACAACAATTAATTGCATCACAGCAATCTGATACATGAATAAAATCTCGTATATCACTTCCTTTATTGTATAGTTTAATATCTTCTCCGTCCACTAAACATTTTATTAAATATTGTAATGCATTTCTTTTAATGGATACTTTGGTTGCAGTTTTTCCTATTACATTCCCCAATCTAAATATTCTGTATTTCATATTAAATGTTTTACAATAAGAAATTAATAATCTTTCTGCCGCATATTTTGTTATGGAATAAAATCCCATTGGTTCACATGGGTCAGATTCTTTAACTGGGATTTCGTTATTAGCACCATACACAAACCAAGAACTAACAAAATTAATTGTAACCTGTTCCCCTGTTTTCTCTTGTCTTTCTCTACAAGCGACAAGAACAGAAACCAATTTTGTTAGATTTGTATCAATATCCAAAAAGGGTTTATCGTGTACATTGTAATTGTGTACAGTGCTTATAAGGTACAACAATTCATTTGATTCGGGTTGGCTTTGTTCTTTTGGAATTTCGATGATTTTATCTGGAAACATCCGACAAAATTCTGACCCCACAAATCCACTAGAACCATAAACAGAAATCATAATATAAATCCTTCACTTATATTTTAATCCAATCATCACAATACAAATCTTTTGTATCTTTTACATCCTTTTCATTAGGAACAAACCAATCCTTTGGAGCAATTACCTTTTTATCTTTATTGTCGTTTAACCATCCTGCCCACCAACTGAAAGAACTGTTTGCAATTATATTGTGGTCGCACTTCGACATCATACACATATCTTGTTCTGGACTTCCTCCAGAAGCAAAAATAAAGTTATCACTTCCTTTAAATATTTGTTGGCACATTTCAATGTTGTCAGAAAATATAAGGTAAATTTTGTCGCCTTCAACATTTGTATTAATGAAATTTATAGCGTCATTATAATATCCTGTCTTTAGAAGAGGCACATATATGTGTTCTAATTTTTGATAATCCCCCAATCTAATATGCACTCCAACAATAGATTCGGATTTTGACTGTTCCTTTGCACCCTTTAAATTTTCTATACAGGAGTTTTCTACATCATCAGAAAATTTAAATTCTGACCTTATGACATCCTCTATATGTTTGAAATATTTTTCAGATTGGAAATATCCATTCAATCCAACATTATCTTCTACAGAAAACATATCTTCAGAAAAATGAAAGAAGGGTTCTTTAATAATTTTTTTGATTGAATGAACTTGTATATGATGTTCTACATCTTCAACTTTGGATAAAGGGAATGCATCATGTAGTGTACACATTGTTCCCTTCTTTTTAAAATCGTACACAGGATTAAGTCCTGTTTTATTTGCGATACCAAGTAATGCGGCGTATTGAAACATTGCATTACCAAGATAACCATAATCACCTAGTCGTGGGAAACTTAACATATTATACTCCTTGTGGTCCTGCACCAAATCCAGGTCCTAATGCGCCTGCGTTTTGTGCCATCATTCTTAACGGTTGTTTTGTGAGGTTCTCCCACTTGTTTGCACTATCTCTTTCGTCTGCTTGATAAAAGTATGGCAAATGTGGGGTAATTACATTAAAATGCTTTTGCAACATTGCACACCCCAAATCAAATGGAGTGTTTTTGTTATATACAAAATCTTTTGCTGTTTCAATAACTGCTTGTTTATATCTTTCTGTTAGATATAGAATAGCATGTGTGGCATACACACCAGATATTTTTGCTAGATTGTTACCTATGTCTTGTGCGAAAAATCGTCCATCACCATGAGATACTCCCAAGTAAATAGCATCTGTTCCATCTGGTATATTGTCTACAATTGGATTAAACCATTCTGTTATTTTGGCATCATCTTCTAGAATAAGAAGTGGTGTTTCTTTTTCATTTTCTAGAATATCGATATGCGACTGGGCACATCCCCGATAATGATATATTGTTTTAGGTGTTTCTGGAGGGGGTTCTACTACTCTAGCAGATAACCGTTCGTGGTTTTTTAAACCAATTTGTTCAAACTGCTCTTCCATTTTTCTAGCATTTTCTTCGGCACTGTCGAGATTCACCCAACGACACCTAACATTACGAATATCAATTTTCATTATAAAAACTCCAATATTATTTAACTACGACCAATGTGGTACTTGGGACAAAGTTCCCATTCATTCTTTTCTTTGTGTGATATTATCTTCACTTGTCTTATATTTATAATAGGTTCTTCAGTCATTTTTGGGTCTACTAGGTCACACAATTCCCATTCTTCTAATAGGTTTGCAATACAATTTCTTCTTCCTATATCTTCTTCTGTTATGTTAGTTTCAAGTCCGTCCAGTGAAAACAATTCTTTGAAATGAACTATATAATATTTGCCTCTTTTATGCAAGATGTGGCAAGATTGATATAGTTTTTTTTCTTTTCTTGAGGATATTCCTATTCTGGTTAATGTTTCTTTAATTTTCAAGAAATCATCATCTTCAAATAGTTCTATTTCTACTAAATCGGATATTTGTATGTTTTGTTCTTCCATAATGACTAACCACTCTCTTTATAATGTTAATTCTTTCTATTATTTATATTTTTTCCGCCTTTAGAGAGTTTAATCTTAATTTGTTCTAAATCTTTATCCGACAATATTTCTAATGCTTCTTTTGCCTTAGTATTACCATAATTAAAATATTCTTTTATCAAATCTATACTTTCAGGGAGATTTTCCTTTATCCACGGACTGTATCTTTTACTCTTTCTTATACATCCCCTTAAAAAATCAAATTGCATCTTCTTATCTATTTGGCAGTTTTTATTCATTTCATTTACTTGAATAATAGTATCTGGAAAAAAGGACAAACACCTATTAACTATAAATGGCATATAAGACTTTTCAATATACTCATCTTCTGAATCCATTAGATTCTCTTTGGTGTAATTTATTGCTTTTAAATATTCGCCTAGTTTCATGCTGATATCTCTGTGTCTTTATCAACTATTGCAACTATTGATTGAATCTTCACCACAGCCAGTCCCTCATAAGATTCTACGCCATTTCTTTTATCGAATACTACATAGTCATCTACTTTGAATTCTGCCGGGAATATATTTCCCTTCTCGTCTTTCATGCCTTGACCAATAGAAAGAACCTTTCCCTTTATCCAAGGGATGTTCTTCTTTGATTCGTAGATGATACCTGCCTCTGTTACGGTTTTGTTTTCACACAATTCAATCATAACACAATCTCCGTGCGGCTTAAATCCTTTAGACATGTGTTTGCCTCCATATAGAATATCTCGTTGTTATTTCTTCACCCTCTTCAATTGTTCTTAATGTTTCTAAATATAAAACATAACCACCTTCAATTGGTCTGGGGATTAATCTGCAATTTGGTTCTTTAGAATGGTTTATAAATCCCCCTAATGGAGTTCTAATATATCCATTCTCAAAACTAAAATCACTCTTGTGGGTTAAACCTATTATACTTTCTTCTTCAATTTGCTCGACAGCAAAAAGACCTAATCCATCAATTGATGATTCTTTTATTGTTACTTGTGGTGGTAGTGGTTTATATCCAATTGAGTTAATCATTTGAATTCACACTCCACCATAAGTTCTGTTAAACATGCAGTCATATTAATTTCTTGGTCTGCAACAAATGCAGACTTATATTGATATTCCGCGAGAATTAAAATTGCTCTTGGAATGCTTTGTGCATCCATAGTTTCATATAATCCATCATAAATCTTTCGGAAGATTCTAGTTTGGTCATTATCTAAATTCTCAACAACCCATTTACGAACATCTGAAAATGTTTTGGATTTCATGGCAGTAGTTAATTCATTAATTTTGATACTACCTACTCTTGATAAAATTCCAATATCTATTACACCCGCGACTGAATATCTTTGCAGTTCATTTATTACTTTTCTGAAGTCTGGGAAATGGCGCATCACCAATTGTGCCAATACTTTTTGTTCGTATTCTACACCTTCTTCTTCCAAGATATATTCTATCCTCTTTAAAAAATTAGATGCTAATTTTGGTTTTTCTGTATTAGGAATTCTAAATTCTATGTTTGTGCATCTAGAGTGAAGAGGTTCAATTATTCTATTTTTAAAATTACAAGTAAGAATAAACCTACAATTCTTAGAAAACTCTTCGATAAAACCACGAAGTGCGGGTTGCATACTCTGTGCGTTTGCATAATCGAATTCGTCAAGGATTACAACTTTGCTTCCACCACTAATTGATACACTACTCGCAAAGTTTCTAATCTTGGTTCTGAGGGTATCTATATTGCCATCTTCGGAACAGTTTATGATAATCCAATCAAGTTCCATCTCATTACAAAGTGCTTTTGCAATTGTTGTCTTACCGCATCCAGCGCCACCAGACAGAAGAAGATTTTGCACTTCTTCACTGGAAACCATTCCTTCAAATGTTTCTTTAATATCTTTAGGTAAAATACATTCTTCAATTGTAGTGGGTCTATACTTTTCTACCCATAAAAAATCTTTTGTCATTGTAGTCATAATTATCTCACTGTGTCATAAGGCACATGAACATCTCTAAATGTTTTGGTGTATCCCTCTTCATTTACAATCATATCGTCCATTAAAGTTTCAAAATTATATTCGGGTGTCCATCCCAATTCAGTTCGGAGTCTTGAAGAATCACCTTTTAAATCTTTTAATTCTTCTGGTCGTAGAAATCTTTTGTCTAATATGACATAATCTTTATAATCCATATTAAGTTTTCCAAACACATATTCACAACAGTCACGAACACTATGAGATACGCCTGTTGCACACACATAATCATCTGGTTTATCTTGTTGCAACATCATCCACATTGCTCTCACATAATCTTTAGCGTGTCCCCAATCTCTTGTTGCATCCAAATTGCCTAGAGGAAGATTTTCTGCTTCTCCATTGGCAACTGCAATTGCGCCTTTTACAATTTTACTTGTAACAAAATTAGAACCTCTTCTTGGAGATTCGTGATTAAAAAGTATGCCATTACTAATAAACATACCATATGAGTTTCTATAATTTCTTGCAATATTATATGCAAATACTTTTGCACACGCATACGGACTTACTGGACTCATTGGAGTAGTTTCTCTTTGGTAGCCATCATCGTCTATACTATTACCAAACATTTCTGAAGAGGATGCTTGATAGATTTTAATCTTTGGGTTTACAATACGAACTGCTTCAAATACATGAAGAGGTCCCATTCCTGTTGCACTTGCTGTGTAAACTGGAATATCAAAACTAATTCTTACATGAGATTGTGCGGCTATGTTATAAAGTTCATCTGGTTCACTCTTCTGGATGATTTGAATCAATGATGAAACATCAGTGATATCTCCATAGTGTAAATGTAATCTTTCGTGTCCATGCCACTTTTCTATTCTTGCGGTCTGATTTTCTGCGGTGGAATGTCTTCTGACAATTCCATGCACCTCATATCCCTTTTCTAACAAAAGTTCTGTAAGGTAAGAACCATCTTGTCCGCTAATTCCTGTGATTAATGCTTTTTTCATGACGAATATGTAGAATCACTTTCAAGTGCAACCCAATATGTTAAATCTCTGCTTTGGTGTTTAAATTCACTTACTACTTTTTCTGTAATTCTTACATCATAACTGCCCGGCAACATTTTAAGGTTGTCTGATTTAAAATAGAAAATAAAATCTTGGTCGTGGTTTGTTAGATTGCCTATTTCTATTGAATAACTGTTACTTGTTTTATCCGATTTGTCCATTGTTACCAATTCAATTGAATCTCCGTTTGAACGAATAGCAATATCATTAACTTGAAGAACAGAAGATGCCTTTAGAATGTCATTAAAATGGGATTGAGTGAGTACACATTCAACTACCACTTCTGGCATATTAATTGTCTTGTTTACTGTTGTCAAAAGAGAAGGTTCAGAATAATAATACTGTACAGAACTGTTATTCTTTTTAGATTCTATTGTAACTGATTTTTCTTCAAACATAAATTCTGGGTCTTCAAATAATGAAATAGTTCCAAGGAATTTATTTAAATCCCAAATACCAAATTCTTGGTCGAATGCCTCTGTAACATTTGCCATTGCCATGACATTTTTTACAGGGGATATTGTTGTTAGTGTGTTTCCTTCTTTTACTAAAATATTAGAATTAATAGAAGAAAAGTTTTTAAGCACTTCTAGTGTGTCGTTTGAAATTGTTGTTCCGCTTGCGGTGGTTGTCATAATATAATCTCCATTATGTTTTATCTTTCGTTATCGTTATACTCATGATATGCATCTTTGTCAATATCACCTTGTAGCATATCTTTTAAATATTTTTTATCTTTTTTTCTTCCGTGTTTACTTTTTCTTTTTGCACTGTTGCGAATGTCAAATCGGTCATCTGCGTCTTCGTAGTTGCGCTTTCTTTTTTTGTTCTTTGCCATTTCAATATAACTCCTCTACGGTTTCTAGCAATTTTACAAGTTTATGTTCCATTAAATATGGAAATATTTTATTTGTTTCTTTATTACACGGTTTGTTATATTCTTCCATTATTTCTTTTTCTATTTCTTCTGGTATTTCTTCAAAATCTATTAGAGTTTTATTTTGATTCCACCTATCTGTTTTTTTGTAGGTTTCAATATTTTCTTTTATTTCTTTCATTTTCTTTTTAGTCATTGGCTTTTGTCTTTTGTCTTCATTAACAAAAGTATCTTCTTCTGAAAGAATGTTAGGAACTCCGTCAGATGAATCACCACGAATAATATGTTCTTTTAAATA